AGTCATACAGACCGTTAACCGCTTTGTAGTTATTGAAGGCGGTGGTGATGTAGGACACTTCGGTCCACGACATCATCAATTCACTTTGGTCGTATTGCCTGCGCACAGAAACTTTTCGAGAACGGGCCTTGTGCAGCAAATCGAGAATAGGGTGCTGTGAGGAAACTCGCTCTTCTTCTTCGTTGACGCGCACATTTAGCTCCACACCAATGTGCGTGGAAAGTTCCCTGTAGTGGTCGTCGCCCATCAGGTTTTCGTTTCGGAGCCCCGTTATGCGTTTACGAAAGGAGTGAAGCGTTTGGAAAAAAGCCGAGTCTTCTTTTGCGTTCAGATCGAAACGCTCAGATGCCCGTTCGCGGGCTTCTCTGGCTGCTTTTTTGGTGAAGGCCAGAAAGGCAATCTGGTGTGGCTGAACACCTTCCGCAAGGGCCTTATCCACCATGTCGAGAAGGCGCGTGGTCTTCCCGGTTCCTGGTGGCCCGAAGATTCTGAACATCAGAAGGGTGGATCTTCAGCAGGTTTGAAATCCGGCGTATCCAGTTCCACGGGCCGTGTTTCGTAGGACGGGATAGCCCAGACGCGAACAGGTTTCCCTTTAATTTTCACAACGGTGGATTTACCGTTCAGGTCTCTCAGCCGCTGCGCGATTTTATGGGTTTTGAACTCTGTGAACTTGACCTTTTTAAGATGGTTCTCAAAGTCACGGAGCCGAAAAAGGATAAGCCGGTGTTCTTCGTCTGTGTAGGGCCGTCGCAATAGTATTTCGTCACGGTCGGAGGCTTGTTGCAGGTTCGTACACCACTCCTCCAGATGGTCGTAAAACCGGCCGGAGGTGGACGCATCCTCGCTTACTTCGATGATGGAATCATCATTCTCGTTCATTTCGGACAGGAGACCGGTGATACGGTTTTCCCACGCCTGTCTTGTAAGACTGCGAGGCATAAAATTCAGTTGTTCGACACAGGCTTTTTGGAAAATGGTTTGGTTCAAAAAGGTATCCGTGTCCAGTTCCACGGGCTCACTGTTAACGTCAAGAAACCAGACGGGGGGCTGTGAGTTGTACTTGCGGAGATTGGCGATAATCGCGCCTGAAGCAGCCGCTTCGATGCCATATTTTCTCGTTCGGCAAAGCTGTGCGTTGCAGAACGCATTAATTGGAGCATCCTTACACTTGTAGGCATAGTCCTTCTTATTAAGCTGTCGAGCCACCGTGTTGACCTCACTGAGAGGCAGCGGGGGATCGATACAGTCGTTGTTATATTTAAGAATTTCGTTTTCCCACGAATCACTGAACGCTTTCCGCAGATAGACGCCGATATTGAACAAGCCGTTATTCCGGCTTCCTTCGCTAATTTTTTGAGCGCACAGGTGCTGTAGACAAGGGGGGCCATCCTTAATGGGTTGGACTTCGTCCGTATCAACAGTCAGCGCCAGTAATTGCTCCGGTGTCTGGACAAACTTCTCATACAGTTCAAAGAACTCTTCCAGTGTGGCTGCGGATCCGTCATTTTGAATGGCGTAACGAAGGCCGTTCTCATGGTCGAAGTAGGGTAAGTTGAGAAAATTACCTACATCCCCGCGCTGAAGATGGAGCTTGATTTGCTTGGGGAAAATTTCCACATCCCCATAACCAAGAGCCGCGCCGACATGGTGTAGTGTTTCCTGCATGTCTTTTGCAGACATCCACTCAGTCGAGAAAAAGTAGCAGTGGGCTCCGCCCGATTTCGAGCGGAACACTATCATGGGTATTTTTAAAGCGCGTATCTTTTTGACAAGGGCAGAGTGGTCAAGGGGGTACTGGTCGATGTCCAGACAGCCCCAACGAACCATATTGTCCGCATTGATTGGAATAATCCCCAGTGCATCCCCGTCTCCGGAAAGGTGGTTCTCCCACAGGTTGATGGTCCGTGGTTCACGATGAACGGTGGCTTTGCCGGTGTTTTTGCCGTTTGCGTTTTTACGGTCAACTCGGTAGGTGCCGTAGGCTTCTTGAAGGCCATCAAAGATGGCCGCAAATTTCTCTGCATAGGACATAAAAACGTCTCAGAACCGGGTGACACCGAAGTGCCACCCGCTCAGTTATTTAGAAGGGTACGTTTTCGTCCTGCACCTCGTCCGAAGAATGCTTGACTTCCACATCCCCGCTGTTGATGGACTCCGCAAAGCGCTTGGCTTGGGTATACGTGTCCATGCTCTGCACCTCTGAGTCAAGGGAGATTTCCCAGCCCTGCCAATCGCCCTTCCGATTCGACTCGTCGATCGTCTTCAGGTGATAGACGTAGGCAAAACGGGGAGGGTTGAAGTCTCCGTTTTTGCCCGTCATCACGCGGCTTTGGATCATGGAGTTCCACTTGCGTGACTTTTTAAGCTGAGTGGACTTCATGGCAATCAGGCATTCGGACCAGCGACCGTCTTCCTGTTCGACCAGTACAAACTGCTGGGCGGTTTCCTGCAAGTAGTCGCCTTCGCCGCCCACCACCAGATCGACATTGTCGGCAGAGCGCTCAGTTTTCGGACGCTCCTCGGAGGGGGCGTAGATCTTAATCGGCGCACTGGTGCCTTCGCCGCGTGGGAGCCAGTGGAGGAATCGGCGCTGATAAACGCAGGGAACGACACGGATACCTTTCTCGCCGTCGTACACTTCGTTCGTCACCGTGTTAATGATATCGCCCATTTTGGCGTCCAACTCTTTATCCGGCTTGTTCAAAATCTTCAGAAAAGGAAGGGCTAAATCTTCCTGACTTACGCCTTCGTTGCCGAGACCGGCGTCCTCTTCCAGAATACTGGTGTCAAAAGGCACCATCTTGCTCTGCTTCTTTGCAGCTACCTGTTGCTTTGCCATTATTTCGCCCTCCGTATGTGTGCGCGTTGGCCTATGTAGGCCCCAAAAAGTTCCATTGGAAATTCTTCACCGTTTTCCACCCGTTCCTTAACCCACGCTTTCAGGGTGGAAGAATGGACTTCGGTTTTTTGACTGGGGCTAAGGCCAGAGTCTTGTATCAGCATTGAAAAAATCTCAGCTTGCTCGTCTTCGCCTTTGCCGAAGCTGCAACTTATTGAGTTTTTGATAATGCCGTCGTGCCCATTTGCACGTAGCCAGTCGAATGCTTTTTTACGGTTATCGGCATTGATGTGTGCGCCGTATTGTGGTCGCACATTTATTTTACTGCCGTCCTCCAATTCAAAAGCATTAAGCCCGAGTTCTTGAAGCATAGCGGGCAGGTCTTCATCAGTTAGTTTAAGGTGTTCGGCCTTGGCTTCTTTTAGATCTCTTTCGAGTTGCGCAATACGTTTTTCTTTCTCTTGCGCAGCGCGAGCAATTTCTGCAATGGAGCGAAGGCCTTCTTGTGGGACGTTATTGAAATCGGAGGAAGTACCGGAATCGGCTTCCATGATGTCAAAAATATCGTTCTGCATAAGTACGCTCTCCTGTTTCGTGGTTCGTGTTTCAGGGGTCGCTAACCCCTAGACGAAACGTATATTCTCGTATATCATCCACTAAGTCAACAAGGGCCGTAACACTTGAAATATATCCCAAAAACAAAACCTTACGAACACCAAAAAATAGCGCTACGCGATTTATGGGATCGGGAATACTTGGGCGTGTTTTGGGAAATGGGTACAGGCAAGTCAAAACTAGTTATTGACCACATGGGCAAGCTGTACAAAGAAAAGAAAATAGACACGGTCTTAATCTTTGCGCCGAAGGGGGTCTACGACAACTGGGTTGGGCAGGAACTTCCTACGCACCTGCCTGATGACATCAACCAACGGTTGGTGCGATGGCAACCCAACTTGACTGAAAAGTTCAAGGACGAAATGCGTCATATTGTTTATCAAAAAAACCGCGAGCCGGACACGCTGCACATTTTAATTATGAACATTGAATCAATGTCCACGGTTAAAGGTGCGCGAACCGCCTTGTTGTACTTAAAGGAAAACCCGGACAATCTGTTAATTGTAGACGAGAGCACGACAATTAAAAATCGCACCGCGCTGCGTACAAAAAATGTGTTAAAGGTTTCGCGACTAGCAAAGTATCGGCGCATCCTGACAGGCTCCCCGGTAACCAAGTCGCCGTTGGATTTGTTTAGCCAGTGCGAATGCCTGAGTCCCGAAGCGTTAAACTTTAAATCGTACTACGCTTTTAGAAACCGCTATGCGCATGTCCAGCAACGCAGCATGGGTGCGAGAAGTTTTCAGGAAGTGGTGGGCTATAGAAGGCTGGACGAACTCAACGAAAAATTGGAAAGGTTTTCGACACGCATATTAAAAGAGGCCTGTCTGGACTTACCCAGCAAAACCTATCTGCGTCGGGAAGTGCCCCTGACCAAAGAACAAAAACAACTGTATCGACAAATGAAACGACTGGCACTGGCGCAGTTTGAGAATGGCGAATTAGCCACCACAGCGTCGGTCCTGACTCAAATTATGCGCCTTCAGCAAATTGTCTGTGGGTGGTTGTCTCCGGACGATGGAGAAATAGAAGATATCCCTAATAATCGCCTCAGTGAACTTTTGGCGGTTACGGAAGAGGTTCAGGGGAAGGCAATAATATGGTGTTCATGGACTCGCGATATCCACCGAATTGCCGATACCCTGCGCCACCGCTTTGGAAACGAAGCGGTGGCACTTTATTTTGGAGAGACGCCGCAGAAGGACAGGCAGGAAATCGTAGGGCGGTTTCAGGATCCGGACTCAGCGCTGCGCTTTTTTGTAGGTCAGCCGCGTACCGGTGGCTTCGGGCTTACGCTAACAGAAGCTAATACCATGATTTATTACAGCAACGGCTATGATTTGGAAATTCGCATTCAAAGCGAAGACAGGGTTCATCGCATTGGTCAGGACAAACCCGTCACCTACGTGGACTTGGTTTCACCCGGTACGATCGACGAAAAAATCCTCAAAGCGCTGCGTGACAAAATCGATATATCCAGCGAGGTGCTGGGAGAAAAGGCCCGAGAATGGCTTGTCTAGCCTAAAGAACCAATCCCGCGGGCAACATCCTGTTGTCTAATTAAACCTGACGTAATATCCCCTGGAAACATTGCCGCAAAGCGTGACCGCTGACCTGGAGACGCAGGTGCCGGAGCAGGTGCAGGTGCAGGTGCAGGTGCCGGTGCGCGTACAGGTGTAGGAGGCCTTTCTGCCACTGTTTGTTGAGGAAAAGAAACTCGTGGCAACATAGTCAAAGGCCGTGAAAGAGGTTTCACGTCAACTCGTTCGGTAGAAAC